CTAAACCCTTTTTATTCCCGGCTCGTCAATCGTAACGCCCAGTGCGCGACAGATTCTTGCCTTGTATGTCGTCTCAATCACGGCCCCAAGTGTGTCGCGTAGCTCCCTGAAGGCTGCACCATCCAAAATGCGGCCATTCGCGTACCTCAGAACACCACGGGACCAATACAGCAGCGCCAGCGGCCTTGCCTTGCGTTCCCGGCTGGCTTCTGAATCGGGAATCAGCAGTGTCGTTTTCATTATCTATCTCCCGTTATACGTCCCTTCTCACGATCCCCAAGCCGCCTCGTACGTCATGCCCTCGTTTTTGTATTTCGACGCGTAGAAATGACATGTCGCACTTCAGGTCTGCAATTTTTTTGCATATATTGTCGGCCCTGTCTTCCTGTTCGATACACGCAAGATATGCCCGGAGAGTGAGTTTCAGGGTGTTTATGATGCGGTCGTTTCCAGAATTAAGGATCGTCTTCACGTCGGCCAGGATCTTTTTGCTCTCTGGGTTCATGGCTTCCATCCCCTTTCTTGAATAACTATCAGTTTTCAATCGCCTTCGGCCATCGCTTCATCCGCCTCAAAAGGCCGTCATTCTTGATCCGATAAACAGCCAAAATTCCGTTGACATTTTCGAGGACAACATACTTTTTCCCCTCATGCTCTCTGATTCCAGATGGTCCCGATCCAGGTTGATCATCCCCTCCGGATCGAAACCATGCAGCCGTCGCCCTTTTGACCATTTCATCCATAATTCAACCTCCGTTATTTAATTGTAATGCAAGCATAGATTGTAAATCGTAGATTGTCAAGCTAATATTTAAAAGGTGGGTTTATATTATTGTGATCCGTTTCTTTCGGAGGTAGCGGATAACGTGTTTATGAAGCTTGCCGGTCGATATTCCAAGGGCTGCTGCAATGAACGGCAAACATCCGTTTTCTGGTTCCAGGATGATCCGTCTGGCACGTTCACGGGTTTTTACGTCGAATGATTCGAGGTCTATGAGGATGTTAATAAGGACCGCCGCCCATAGCCCGGATTCGCCATGTAAGCCCGGATTTTCGCGGATTCTGTCTTTCAGATCGTTCATTCATGAGGGTGAGGAGGGGAGCCACTGCCCGCTCACCGGCAGGGCAGTGGCTCCTTCAATGAACCAGAGGAGTTGAGGGCCCTGGCACAAAGGTTATCGAACGTCTAAATTCAGCGGCCTGTCGTCATTGTAGCGCCGGAACGCGATGGCCGCCTTACCGTTCTGAACAAATCGAACCTTGCCGATCTCAGCAGCGCCGCGCTTTTTGCCCATGCTGAATGAGTTCGGCCCGTCACAGCAAATCGATTTTCCCCGGTCCTTGTCGGTCGCTCCGGGTATTGTCAAAAGGACGCTGCCACGGGTTCGCAAGCCTGCCCTGAGCTCGTTCTGGGATTCCAGGAACCCCAGAAATTTCAAGCCCGGCGCCATGTGGGTACATGTTCCCGATTCATCAAGGCCGATGGCCGCGCCCCGACAGAGGATCAGTTTCGGGGATTTTGGATAATCTTTCTGCTCTTCATCGCGAGTCATTTCAAACGTGCGGGCCAGGCTTGGGCCTGGGGTCATGCGGGCAAAGTCGCTCGCGCTCATGCCCAGTGGCGGCTTTAAGTCGCTGGCGTGCCTCAGGTAAGGGTCGCTGCTTTTTTGGCAATTCATGCTCGGATCTCCTTTCATGTTTCTGTAATGTTTTCGGAATGTCGGTCACCGGCCGCCCGTCCATCCAGACAAAGCGCATCGGCGGGCACAGGGCAAGTAGCTTTTCGCGGAGTTGGACCAGGCGGATTGTGTCACTAACGCTCAAACGCTCCTTATCGCGGAGGCGCTGGAGCTCCGCGATAAGTCGATCACTCTCCGTAAGCAGACTCAGAATGTCCGGTGGTGTTTTCATCAGACAGCGTGCCCTTTCAGGATCCATTCCAGGTCAGAAGCGGCACCGACGCGCAGCCGGTCGTAATAGTCGCGCTGAAGGACTCCATCGCTTGCCACTGCTGCCCGGACGGCCACGTCCGGGGATAGGCCCTGTTTCATATAATCGGAAACGACAGCCTCGAAAGTGAGGGGTTCGCCCTTTGCGTCTCGATGCCTGGGAGAATACTCCGGGTGTTCGAGCTTCAGCTTTTCGATGGCCGCTGCGGGATCGATGCCGTTGTCGAGGTACTTTTGCAGGATCTCTGCACGGTGTAGTTTTTGCGCCATGGCAATTTCTCCTTTTTTTGATTTGATTCTTTCATAGTAAAACGCACACGTCAAAGCTGCTGGTCACTCGCTGTCACTCCTGGACACGGAAATTCCATTATCGAGCTGAAATTTCAGAATTTGGCGCTTTCGGTATTGGTCCAAGCTCTCGGAGGTGATGCGCAAGCAGGTGCGGATATTAAAGGCGGCAAGCTCACCGTCCGCCACGAGACGATAAATCGAGCGTATCGAACAATTAAGTTCCGTTGCCGCTTCCCGTGGTGTGAGGTTCCGTTTCATTTCCAAGCGCTCTCCAGGCCCCTGCTGATAGCTTGGTTGCCGCCCGAAAGATCCTGTAAAATACCGAGCAAGACAACCGCCCAGAGGCGCGCTTCGCCGCACAGGTGTGGATCGGTGCGCGTGATTTCGCTTAAATGATCAAGTAGTTTCTGCGCCATTACTTGCCCACGCCTTGATCTATGAGTCAGTTGCAATCGTCTTGACCGTGCCGTCGCCAAAAATAACCTTCAGGTCGCCGTCCGCCGTGTCCACGTAGAACGTCATAAACCCAGCGGCGGCAGCTGGCGCCGTGATGCCGTCCTTGATCATCAGCCTGCCGTCCCGGACCAGCAGATCGCCCAGGGTCACTTCGAAGTCCGCCGGCCATGAGCTGTTTTGATTCACGACGCGCACGGTCTTTGCCGTCGAACCAAACGCCGGACACAGATCGATCCCGTTTAGCGCCCGCATAAATATAGTTTGCCACTGGGCTCCGGGATGCGTGCCGCCGGCGCCGATGTACAGGTACATCGCGCCAGGCGCACGGCTCGACGGCGCCAGAATCACGCGGCTGTTGTTCCATCCGTAGTCGAACAGCACGCGGAAATCATAGGCCTTTAGTCGGTCGCCCGCAACGATGTTGTACGGCATGGCCGAGGCCAGCGTGACCAGCCCCGTGGCCGTATCCACAGCCGACGCGCCGGTAGCCAGCAGGGCGGCGTTGGCGATGTTGCTTCCCAGCGTGAACCACAGGGCATAGGGCTGCTGCCATGTCATGATCGTATTGGCATAGACGCCGTGGATTGAGAACGTGTCCGTCGCCACGGGTGCGCCAAAAAGCGATTTCGCCTTCGACACGCGGACCCAGTCCGTGCCGTTTTCGGCTATCATCGTATATTTGACCCACGCCGAGCCCCAGTCCGGTTCGATCAGGTTGCCGACCTGCGCGTTTTCGGTCAGTGTCGCGCCTGTAAACGTGATCTTGTAACTGTCGCCCATGTCCAGCACGGCAGTGACGGTCAGATCGCCCGTGACGTTGAGCTTGAAGGCGTCGGAATAAAACTTTGTCGTCGCCGACGCGTGAGCCGTTGTGACGCACACCTCCACAAACGACGCCTCGGAAAACCACTCGAGCGGTGATGTATCGTATGCCGACCCCATCAGCGTCGCCATTTTAACGCCGCCGCCCTTGCTCATGATACCGGCAAGCTCGGAGATTTCAAAAAACGTGGATTGATCATTATTTTTGATCGCGCCGCCGTCCAGGATGATATTGGCCCCGGCTTTGAGCACCAGGTCGCCCTTTGCCTCGTTTGGCATCATGCCGCTGGGCACGGTCGGCCCCGTGGTCGCGCCCTGCCATGTGTTGTCGGCGGACGGCTCGTTATAGACCAGCGCAGAGGGCGACAGGTCGCCAAAATCGTCCAGGTCGTCCGACAGCGGCATGCATCGGATCTCGACCGCCCCGCCGCGCCGGATCGTGACCGAATCGACCAGGGCGTCGTATGTGCCGCCATAGTCCGGCTCGTCTATCGTGATGACGTCATCCGGCTGCAACGCGGCGGGGTATTCCCCGGCGATGCCCGCCTTCGTAACAAAAGCGCATTCCCCGGCGGGCAGGTAACGGCGCTGAAAATGCAGCGTCGCCAGAGCCTGCACAAGTTGCGAATCCTGCACCCAGGGGCAGGCCATCGTATCCGTGCCCTGCCGCGTGGGCGCGGAGCCCTCTTTGACCGGAACCAGCGTCTTGTAAAATTCGTCCTGCGCCTCGCCGGCCTCCTGCCATTCCACATAGCCGCCGTCGGCGTTGCGTTTGGCGGTCGCCGTCATTGTGAAGCCCGGCTGCCCGCGTTCGCCGATAACCAGCGCCTTTGTGACGGTCATCTTCGAGGTCTTCGAAAGCACCCGAAGCGACAGCGTCGCCCCGACGTCGAGGACGGAATGGCACATGCACAACAGCCGAGACAGGATTTTCTCCCGCGCCTCGTGCTTCCATAGGGCGCCGTTCCATTCCAGGCCCCAGCCGGCATATGTGACGCCTGCCGCCGTGAAGCTCGCCACGTCCAGGTCGCCCGCCGCAAGGCCCATGCCGTCGTCTGTGTCGCTCAGGATGTACTCGAGTACATCCGCCGGATCGGTCAAGGAGTCCGTATCGTCGCGGGAAAACTGCGCCGGAATGTCGAGAAAGCGCTCGCCCTCCTGCCAGATGCCGGTAACGTCCGGGGCAGCCAGATCGCCGCGAGACCGGGCGATGCGCGGATAGATCAGCGTCCAGTCGCGCGCCTGCGGGTCCGTTTCGACGGCGTCGGCCATTGTATAGTCCGCCGACGACCATGTTGATTTTGCGCCCCACGAGCGCGGGGACCGGACCTCGGTGATGGTGTAGTCCGGCCCGTCCGGCCCGATCAGATAGCCCAGGGACCCGCCGGCGTAAACCGGGCGCAGCGGAACGTAGCACTCGCCAAAGGGCAAGGGTACACATACGTCCGTCTCCTGATCCGTGTTTTTGCTCAGAAATGTGTCCTTGACCAGCGGCGTGTTGGGATAGCGCCCGTCCAGCACGGCCTGTAGAAAATCCACGCAATCGAAATTGAGGCACTGATACAGGTTGGAACAGGTCTCGATCCGGAAGCGCCATGACCGGATCACGGCCTCGTTGGCGCCCGCCTTCATCACGAGCTTCACAAGCACCGACCCGGCGACGAAATCGCCCGGGGAAAGCAGATTGCCCTTGTTCACCGCCGCGAACTTCAGCGTCGTCGGCCCCTGAAGGCCCATTTCAGAGCGCGCCCGCTGCATGGTAATCCCCGAAAAGCTGTCCGGCAATACCGCAAACGTATAGGCCTGTCCGCCGAACGTGTAGGCCTTCGTACTCCAGTAGTAGGTCGTCGCGCCGGCCGTGACCTCGAACAGCCACGTCACGCGCTTTGCTCCCGCAGACAGGATGGTCTCTTGTGTTCCGCTCAGTGTAATCATGTTAATTATCCTCCCTCTTTCTGTTTTGGGTTTTTATTTTTCAACGTGGCAAGCCACACGCTATGGCCGGTCAACATTGTCAATAAGCTGATGAATCTTCTGAGATTTCATTTGCAGCGAGCAGCAATCTACCGCCCGCCCTATGATCGCCCTTGTAATGTCAAGGATCGATATCCAGCGCCGATCCATTCCCGAAGATCTACCCCCGCCTGTTGCGCCTCAGAGGGGTCTTTACCGACAGGCGTGGGCCAGCTTTTCACCAATGCTTGTTACGGAAGTTCCAAGCGCTCTCCAGACCCTTGCTGATGATCCTGCGCCCTGTTTTGGGCGCCGGTGTGCTTTCATTCTCCCTCGGTGTGTATGCCGGTCCTAGGATGGACCTTTCAAGCCGGCTCCAGTCCATGTGAGTAATCCCTGCCCGGAGTGCAGCGGCGTATGTGTAAACTTCGCAATCAAGCGCCTCATTGCGCGGGCCGGTCATGACCCATTCGAGACGCGGGAATCCCTTCACATAACGGGTGATTAGCTTTTCCGCCGTCAATTGGATGAAATAATCCTCAGGCGTCCCGATGGGGAAGTGATAACAGCCAGGCCCGGGCGTGGTAATTTTTAAGCGGCTGTACAGAGTGCTTTTCGCTGTGTCGGTTCCGAGGGGCCATAGCTGAACACCGTTCGGTATTTTCTGACCTTGCCACGTCACATCCTGCAGGGTAGGGTGGCCGAGGATAGGCTTTCCCGTTTGGCTCATGCCTTTGACCGCAATCACTCGTGGTGATTTCCGACGGGCAAAATTATAGACCTCTGTTGTGAAATGACCGCCGCTGTCGATGGCGGCGCTGACAATGTGAAGCTGCGCGCCGGCGGCATGATCGAAAGGGCGGCTCAGGAGCGCATCAAGGTCCGTCCATACCGCCGGTTGTGCCGGATCGCCGTACAGCTCGCCCCAATAGACAAGCCATGACTCCTCGTTTCTGCCCCACGCCCTGACAACGACGGCGAGCCGGTCCTTCTGCGTATCAACGCCGGCGGTCAAGAGCAACCCGCCCATAGGCACGGTCAAGACAGAATAAGGCTCGCACCTGTCCCGCAACAGGCTCCAGTTTGGTTGATCGCCCGTTTCCTCAAAGGTCTCGCCCAAGCGGGTATTCACCCACGTTTTGAGGCGTTCCACAAATGCCTTTGCCTCCAGAAATTCCTTGACAATCTGGATCCATGAAACCCACCCTAAGGGGCTGTAGATGCTGCTGATTTGGTAGCCCCTTTTAAGCCGCTCCGGGTGCGTCGGCATCCATAGGCCCTTCTCCAGCATGGCGGTCTTGTGGTGTTCGTCAATCCGTTCATGGCAGGCCGCGCATTCATACCAGGCGTCAATGGTTTTCCCGTTGGCGTCCCGGTCAAACTTGATCCCGAAGTCGGCCCCTGGCCCTCCCCATAAAAGCCGCTGGTATTCGCCGCAATGAGGGCAGGGGACATGGTAAAAACGTTGGTCGGATTCCAGAAACGACCGCTCGATCCGCGACACGTCTTTTGTCGTGGGCGTGCTGACCTCGAAGATTTTCTTCCGATTGCCGTAGGTGTCTGTGCGGCGCTTTGCCAGTTCCGCCGGGTCGCCTTCGCCGCCGATGTTGTGTTCGAAGCCGTCGATATCGTCAAGGAATAGAAACCGGATTGATTTGCTTCGGAAAAAAGCGCCGCTGTTGCTGCCGGACAGAAAAAGAATCCCGCCCGGAAATTCTTTCGTCTGGATTGTGTTTCCACTGTCCCTGGTCCGGTGCTCCCTCACCTTGTCTTTCAGGCGTGGCGTCTCCTGGATAGTCGGTTGCAACTTCTGTTTGCTGTGATCTTTTGCCAGCTCCGCCGTCGGAAAAATCATCATCATGGGACCAGGTGAGGCGTCCGCAACGTAGCCGAACCAGTTATTCCCAAGCTCTGTGAAACCAAGCTGTGTGCCCTTCATCACGACGACCTCCTGAACGCGGCTCGAAGGTGACAGGGCGTCCATAATCTCTCGGACATAGGGCGTCCGGCTGCTGCGATACTTCCCAGGCTCCGCGCTGCTCTTTTTGGGTAACATCCGGTAACGGTCCGCCCATTCGGTAACGGTCAGATCAGGATCAGGGCGGAGACCGCTATTGAATGCTGCGGAGTAGATTTTCGAGCCATCTAACATGAGCCGACCTCAGAAATTGAATTTTGGTGTTTGTTTGGCTGCCAAAAACGCCGATAATTGTCTTTTGTCATAGCCGGCGGCGTTAATGGTGGGCACTTCGGCCATGCCCAACAGCCGTGCGGCTTCATAGCGGCCATGACCAGCCACGATGACAACATTCTGGCTGTCAATGACCAAAGGGACGAGAAAGCCGTATTCTGTAATAGATGCGGCTATCTTCTGGACTTGCCCCGGCGGGTGCGCCTTCGGATTTTTCGCGTAGGGCGCCAGCCTGTCTAGGGTCTTCATGGTGATTTTCATGAGCTCAGTCCTTCCAGTGCGGCCCGAATCTCCGCCGTCAACAGGGTGCCGACCTTGTTTTGATCGGGCTCGGCTGCAAGGATCGGGCTGATCCGATCCGGTATGCTCAAGAGGGCGTCCCGGACCTGTCGCGCCCTGTTGAATGCGGCAATCTTCACCTGTTCGGAGTCCACGAGGCGGCCCGTTTTTTCGTCAAGCTCGATCTTCAGGAGGAGGGCTTTATAACGCTGGCTGATGGTCCGGGCGTCGTGAAAGCTCGGTCCGGCGCTGCCTGCCTTCTCTGCGGTTTGGACCAACCTCTGCTGCGCCGGGGCTGCCTTGCTCGCTATTGCATCTCCCAAAAGCTCCCTGCGCGTGGTCCCGTGCTTGCTCAGGGCTTTGTCCGCCCTCGTCTGGTCAAGGTACAGAAACCGGCCCTGCCGGATCTGCGCCGCCTCGGGAATGAGACCGTCGGCCAGGTAGCGGCGCACGGATCGCTCATGGATTCCCCGGTGTTTCGCGTATTGTTCAACCGTAACTTTAATCATAACTACTAACCCATTGATTTACATGACGTTGTTTTTTGTCTCTGTCTCTGGGTGAAAACCGAAGTTTGAATTACCCTCGTCATTAACCTTCCCGGAAAGACCCGTGCACCTGCGCCTATCTCCGCGAGAGAGTAAAGACATCGCCCTGTCGATCTCTTCAATGATCGACACACATATAACCATCTGCCCGTTGGTCGTGCCTGGCCCCGTGCCCGCTGCGCTCAGGTTATAAAGGCCCTCTACCTTCCAGCGTGCCGCCTTCAATGCTCGGGTCACGTTCCCAATAAGTTCGCCATTCATATGATCACCTCCTCCTTGATCTCCCCGTACCACTGATTCCAGTCTGCCAGTCGCATCATGACCAGGTCACCGCCGTGCCGTTGTCCGGTCTCGTGAACGATGACCAGGGGTGTCTTACCGCTGGGGCAGTTCTTAATTGCCTGGGCCATGAAGGATGAGCCGATGAACCGCGCCCGATCCTTGACCTCAACGGCGAACGGTCCGGCCTCGACATCATGACCGCCCATGATGCCCCTTCGGATGCCGCTCAATTTCTTTGCGATGGCTCGCTCTGTCCTCTTGCCCCTGGCCCTGTTTGCATTCGCGCTTGTCATGGCGTCCCCCAAGCCGGGCAGCCTGTGCGCGTAGGGCAGCCCGCGCAGTAACTTTCCTTAAAGCTGTCGCCATTGTTCGGGCAGGGGTCGGACATGGGCTCCTGTGCGGATTTCCCGGTTGCGCTTTTCAGCTTGTCCTTTAACTGTGCAGCCTTGGTCTTGGTCAGTTCCTCAGTATCGCTCGGCTGAACATAGTCAGACCAGCGGGCCTCCCCGTCTTTGATGGCGCGGTAGATGGACCGTAGGTCCTGCAATTCGGACGGGTTCAATTGGTCCGTCGAATGTTTCAGATAGACCTGCAGATCCTTCGGCTTGACGCCGATCTCTGAGAATGAATCCAGAAGTTTCTTCTTCGCCGCGTCAGGGTCAGCCTTGTCTCTGTTCTTCAGGGTATCCCGCGCCGTGTCCATCGCTTCGTCAATGATGTCCTGCGGGATGACTCTTAACCCTTCGTTTCTCAGTGCCTTCGATATGGCCGCGGCCTCTTTGTTGTGGATCTCATCATCCGTCGCCCGGACGATGAAAACCTTTTCCCCGTTCGTGTTCACGCGCTCCGCCACGACCTCACGGTCAACCCGGCTCTTTCGCTCCACGGTCTTGGCAATGTTGATCTCCTTGGAAAATGACGTGTTGGTTTCCAGATCAACCACCATGATCCGGGATCGCCGGATCGTTTGATCTTCGTAGATGACCTGAACATCAGACAGAATGTTTCCCCACTCGCGCAAAGCCAGTTCCGCTAATCGGATGGAGGGGCCTTTGATAGCCCTGCCGCCTACAGGCTTGGAAAACTCCACTCTTTCAGCGAACGCCGGACGCTTGCAGGCGTGTAAGATCCTGTCCCTGGCCTGGTCCTGATTCCGTGGGTGCCTGATTGCCATGATGTATGCGCTCTGAATCCGTGCTTTTGCCGCTTCGCCGGCTGCGATTGCCGACGGATCGACGGGGGTCATGGCCTGACTATCTTGATAAATGGCCAGCTCATTCATGATTATTCTCCTCTCAAAAAGTATGGTTTAAATGTTCGGTACTGAGCTCCGGTCTTCGCGTATTTCGCGTACACGTCCGGGAGTTCCTTTGATAGCCGCTTGCTGTCGATTGTGGTTCGCCCATCTGACAGCCTGTAATAAATCCTTGCCCCGGCGCCCTGGGCAACGTTCGCGCCCTGGGCAAGCATGATCTCCTGGATCGCCTGTTTCGCCTCGTTTTCAAGCTGCTCCGCCTCGGCCTTAATCTCTTTAGCCTCCTGCAGGCGTTCAATGGCTTCCTTCCATGCCGGGCTGTCCATTGTGACCAACTCGACCGGCTCAATGGGTGGTAGATCCAGGGCAGGGGAGGCGCTTTCAATGGGCGGGGTGTCGTCTTTGATGCACTGGTAAAAAGATGCGTCTTGGGTAACGATGATGTCAATCAAATCATCATCCCGGTCCACGTCGAAAAAAATCAGCTCCCATTTTTCGGCATTGAAGACGGCGAACGCACCCCACTTGCGCCTGGAGACGGCCAGATAGTGTTGAAGCTGGAGATTGTACGACGCCGGCAAGCCTTCCCGTTTGGCTTTTCCGAAAACATTGAGTCCAGGGCATTTGACCTCGAGGACGCCGGGGCCTCGGTCGTCGTTGACGATCTCTCGGTCAATGTTTCCTGTCAGCCATTCATGCTCATGGTGGCGAAGCAGAGCATTGACACGCCGGAGCTTGCGGCCCGTCTTCTGCGCATAGAGTTCAGCGGCGACAGGCTCGAGGACCTTCCCTCGCTGCATTGCGGGCGTGACTTCCTGATCGCCGCGGCGTCCAGTCTTGCGCTCCCATAGCTCCAAGGGCGTTTGGTAGGGGTTGACGCCCAAAATTGTCGGGGTGTCCGATCCGCCGATTCCGTCACGTTTCACGCGGACCTCCTTTCCTGAAATGATGGGTTGTGATTATAGTATGGCGACGGCCCTTCATAACGGTAATGCCGCCTGTAAAAGCGGTTGTCTGAATCAGATTTGACGACCAGATAACCCTTAATTTTCATCCTGGCCTGACGCGCCAGCCAGGATGATTTTCTGTACCGGCGGACCTGTTCGAGATATTCGGCCAGGGCGTCAACGTAATTCCCGTGGATCGCTGCGCCGGTGCTTAGGTGGTGGCGGATCGTTGCACTATGCTTCATTTAAACCACCCGCCCTGCGGTACGAATTTATACCCCTGATGGATCTCGAAGTTTATCTTCGTCAATTGAGGCATTTGATCCGCTTCCCGGAATCGGTTCTTCACAATCTCAATTTTGCCCCATTCCAGCGATACGGCCAGGGTCGCCGCCTTGATCGAATAGATGCCGCCCGTGCCCATGTTTGCGCCGGGCTTCTTCTGGATCGTAATGAGGGCAGTACCCTTATTTAGTCGCCGGATGATGGCGCTGATGACGCCATGGATGTTGTAGGGCTTGTCGCCTTCGGGTTCAAGATAGTCTATGACGTTGAAGGCGTCCGGCTGGATCTTGTCGGCAATATTATTGAAGTCCCATTCATCCACAACCTTCATGCCCCTTGCCCACTCACTGATCGTGATCGGGAAATAGGATAGTTTCATCTTCAACGCTCCCGCTCCCATCTCACTGTTGAAATAGAAGATCGGGAAACGCCCTATGTTTTTGGCAATGGCGTTGAACGCGAAGAGGGTCTTGCCCATGCCGGAGACCCCGGCGACGACCGCCACGGCCTTCGGGAAAAACCGTGTTTTGCTATGCAGTCCCAGTGGCAGGGTCAGATCAATATGGTTTTCAGTGTCGGCATTCTCGAAGTCCATGAATTCGATGGTTCGGTCGATCCGGCGATAACAACCCCTTTGGTTTCCGTGGCGTTCGAGAAGCGGTTCCGGCCCCTCACACAATCGGGCAAAAGCCATATGTGCCGCTTTCATCTCTTCTCTTGTGGTCAGTTGTAGTTCTTTGTGGACATTTGTGGTCAAGAAGTGGCCATTTGTGGTCAAGACCCATTCTCTGACTTCGGCAGTGATGTTTCGTTCACGGCGGTCGGAACGCTTCATAGCGCTGGCAATTTTGGCAGGGATTTCACTCAGTGGAAACGGCGGTATGCAGTTTTTTGCAAGAATATTAAGCACATGCTCAGTATATGGAAGTTCGCATCCGGTCTTGGTCAGAGCATTTGCGGTGCGAAAAAGATCTTCATCCCTCCGCCCCTCATGAAAGAATTTGTGGTCATTGTGGTCTCTTGTGGTCTCTTGTGGTCTCTCTGCATTTTCCCCTATATATAAAGAAAAAGATTTTAAAAGATTAATAGGTACCGACGTCAGCCCGGCCTCGTCAATGCTGAGACCTTCCAGCCATTCATAATTCTGTCCCGCCTCATTGAGGCTGGGGGGTGCGATAATGTACCCGCCCGTGGTGCGGATATCGACGCCCGGCATAACCCTGGCTCGGTTGGCCACCCTGTAATTTATTGAGAAGAGAAACCAGAGGTGCCAGCCCCGTGGGGTTTTGGCAATCGGACAAAGGAAAGAATCTGGCAGTAACGCTTGGATTTTGTCGTAAGCCTCTTTGTTGTCGCAGTCGATAACGAAGATCCCGGAAATTTCGCCGGTGACGATCCCGATCATGGCCGTGGGCCACTTTGTCCACCATGCCTTGATTTCTGCCGGGGTCGCCCTTCGCGTTTGGTATGGGGTCCATGCGACATAGGGTTTCTTTTTCGATTCTTCGTCAACGTCCGGCTTTACGGGAATGACGGAAAAACCGCGTTCGGCATAGTTTAGGGCGGCTTGCAGTACCTTATGCATTGGTGACACCTCCGGCCAGTTCCGCCAGAATGATTTTTTCAGCACGGTCGGGCGTGTCGGGCTGGGTGCGGCATTTTTCGCAGAGGCAATACCGTATCAGTCGGGTTTTCCCGGCAGGCGCTCCGTAAAAGTTCCGGGTTATCGGGCGTGAAAATCCCGATGACAGCCGGTGGTGCTCCGCAGACAAGGCAACGGTCACCTGGTCGGGCCTTGGTCATGTCTTCGAGCTTCATCGGTCGCCCCCCCTATTTTGATGCCGTCTTCGCGCGGGAAAGCTCGGCCCGTAGGAAATCCAGAACGCCTTTTTTTGTGATCAGGCGACGGCCTCCCAGCATTAGAAAATCTGAAACGCCCGACTTCTGCGCGTCACGATTGGCAAGCGTCCGGTGGTTGTACGGGAATGATGGGGAAAGTTTGTTGATCGCATGTCGGGGGAAAACTTCTGCTTTAATTTCGTTTTCTACCGCGCGAATGAGTTCTTCTGCAATTGCGGAAAGCTCGGTGGGCGCTGACTGTGATTCGGGGATGGTGTTTGTCATATCGGCCTCCATAATGTTTCATTGTTTGGAGGCAGGATAACACCAAAAAGAATTATATCAATAAAACTTTAGTCATTTGAATCAGTTACGTCTATTGAATATTAATAGACGTGATAAATTCAATAGACATCTCCTAACTTCTTTAGCTTTTTTCCCTCCCAAATTGCTTTAAGTCGGTTATACGCAGGATTATCAACCTCCAGGGGCTTAGAGCTTCCATATTTCTCAGGTCGGTCTTCCCGCTGCCACCATTTTTCATAGATTGTGAAATCCTTATCACATTGAGGGTTTTCATAACAAACCATCCTCTTTGTATCTTTGGCAAAGAAGAATTTCTCGCATATTGGGCAGTGCTTAATATTTTTAGCGTGAGAACCAGAGGATAAAAAATCAATGAGGATATTGCAGGGGAGCCCGTCAAGGTATCCCGGAAACGCCGCCCTGTTCTCTTCGTACTCATACGCGAAGATAATCTTCCCGATCGGCTGTTGCACGTTCCAGGATGTAGCCGTTTCAGTCGATGTTTTTCTGTACCCATTCAGAATTTCAGACAAATGTCGATAGTGTCCTGTTGTAAGGTTTTTGAGGATTGCACGAAAATGGAGGTGGTCACACTCAAGACAATTCAGACGCTCTTTTGTCCATGCTGATTTTCTAAGATCTTCATCTGGCGTGACAAAGTCCTCTTCTGCCAAAACATTCATTTTTGTAAGGCTGCATGGACAGGTTGACGCAACAGAATATCCATAAACCTCATAGAACGCAGACTCCCATAATTTTCGGAAGCGCTCTTTTTGGAGGGGCGGGAAGGTCGCGACATGTCCCACAACGCCTGTCATAAACTCATCCTGGCTGGCCTGATTGCCGTGAATGGATTGAGCCCCGGCAAGGCCTATGTCGTGCATTCGGATAACGGTTTCGATACGGAATGAGACAACCGTCTGACTCTGGACATGCTCCCAGATTTGGCACGGGTTACTGGCGTCAAGGTAGAATGGATCAAGCAGGGCCTTTTCAATCAGACGGAGATTTTCGATGGGATCGTGCGGTGTGTTCGCATACAACAGGATGATCTCTTTGAGTCTGTCTAGCGGGGCGTTAACCTTGTTCATTTTGTTGTCCTCCTTTTGATAAGTTCAAAACCGGCCCGGCCTGTTGCTCCCTGGTACGGTTGATGGCCTGTTCAAGATTCTTTGTTGCGGCTTTAAGCGCTCCTTTTGTCAGATGGCTATAGCGCTCCGTTAGCGTGATGCTGCCGTGTCCAAGCAGCTCTTTGATTACGTAAAGATCCGTGCCCGCTTCGGCGTGCCAGCTGGCCATCGAATGTCGGAGCGAATGGAAACAGACGCGCTGACGTGGATCACTGACGCCGTCATTCAATTTCAGTTCCTTGACAATATCCCGGAAGAGGGTAGGGATCTCTTTGTAAGGTTTTTCATTTTGCTGCGGGAAAACTAGGTCATCGTTTTTCCCGCGTGTCATATCTTTAAACATGGACCGAACCGCCTCTGTCATGAATGCTGTTCGTCCGCGCCCGCTTTTCGCGTCCAAAATGGTTATCAGGCCCCTGTCTGTATCAACGCAACCCCCTGTAAGGTTAAATATCTCTGACGCTCTCATTCCGGTGTGAAGACTCAGGAGGGCCATTTTATGAACCGCCTCGTCTTTCTCTTTCAGCTTTTCAAGTAATATGTCAGCCTCAGCATGACTGAGAAATCGCTGCCGGCGATTATCAAACTTTGGGATTTTAACGCTCTTGCTGGGCGAGTCGCCGTTGACAATGCCGCTGCGCCGTGCTCTGTTCCAGACCTGCCGGAATGTTGCCAAAACATATTGAACTGTGCGGGGTGCTTTCTTTGAATCGAGCATTTTTTTCTTGATCCGCTCTATGTCAAACATGGAAATATCGCGTAGCGGCATTGTTCCGACAACGGGTTCAATCCATAACCGGACGTGGATTTCTTCATGAGCATAAGATGATTTTTTCTTACTGGTCTTTGCTGTGGGGAAGTATGTGTCGTCAAAATACTGCTTAAACGTGACGCTCTCCGCCTCGGCTTGCGCTTGCGCTTGCCGAACGGCCTCTTTGCGTTGCCGTTCCATATCTCTTTGCTCTGAAATGCGCGTCGGCGCCTCAAATTTGCCTTGCCTTGCAGCCCCTTTAAGGCGTTCCAAGACAAGCGCCGCCTTTGCCTCTGTCCAGTTCTTGTCATCCTCTGGATCGCGATCGCTGGTCCAGCCGATGCCCTCTTCAATTCGCTTGCCGTCCCTCTGGTAGCGAATGGCAAGATAGCGGTCGAACTTGACGCCATATTTCCGGGTCGGGTGTTCATAAAACCGGACGCCCTTATATTTTGTGCCTCTCCATCTTGCCGCCATTTTTACCCCCTTTCGAAAAGTCCCCCGGTGTCTTCAAAAAGTCCCCCGGTGTCGCTTATCGCTCTCCATCTTGCCGCCATGATAACAGGCTGGATTATAAAGATAAATAATGGGTCTCTCCCCATTTATGGGGAAAAGGGACATTTTATGAGGGTGGGGCTCCATTTAATGCTCTCCCCATTCTTTTTCAGATCCCCCCGTGGTTATTTTTTCGCCATCCTCTCCCCATCCTCTCCCCACTTTCGGCCTGAAACGCGAAGTTTCACAAAGTTTCACCGTGAAGGCAATATATAGGCAAGTATCTTTAATGTCAAGGGTTATATGATATATAGTGACGGGCAGTGCGGGAGTATATTTGAGACTTAAAATCCCTCGGTCCTTGTGGCTGTGCCGGTTCGACCCCGGCTCCGGGCACCAAAAAAAGGGGCTACAGAGCTTTTATGGCCCGGTAAGCCCCTTTAATTTTATTATTCACATAAGTTGACATAACATATCTTATAATGAACGAAGGATCGATTTGATATTCTCTTACAATCCCTCTTCGGACAGCTTCTTGACGAGCTGGAGTTGACGATCCGTCAATTTTTTTGGTACGCTGACCGATATTTTAACAAACTGGTCGCCCTTGCCGCCGTCCTTCATAATTGGCACGCCGTAACCCTTCATTCGAATCTTGGTGTGGTTTTGTGTGCCGGCAGGAATTTTGATTCGCTTTGTCGTTCCATCAAGGGTTGGGATGTCGATTGTCGCGCCGAGGGCCGCCTGCGAATATTGAACGGTTTTTTCGACGTAAATATCGGCGCCGTCCCTGGCAAAAAGCGGATGCGGCAGGATATTGATGTTCAAAAATAGGTCGCCCGGCTGCGCACGGTTATGCCCCGGAGAACCTTTTCCGGCCAGCCGCAGCTTCTTGCCGCTGCTGATTCCCGGAGGAATTTTGATGTTGATTTCTTCAACGTGATCCTCTTTTTGCAACGTCAATTTCTTTTCCGCGCCGAAAACAGATTCCTCAAGTGTTATCGATAAGTTATATTCGTAATCTTGTCCTTTTGCTGGCATCTGGCGGCCATATCCCTGTGCACCTCCGAAAAGATCGGCGAAAGGATCTCCACCGCCTCCCCGTCCGAAGGTGAACGTCCGGGACCGACCCTTTCCACCCGGATCAAATCCAAATTCTTTAAGTATATCACTGAAATCAAAGTCTTTGAAAATGTCTTCCTGGCTGTAGCGCTGTCGAAAGGCGTCAGAACCGTAGCTGTCGTATTGCTTGCGCTTTTCTACATCGCTCAAGACGGCGTAGGCTTCGCTGAGCTTTTTGAATTTTTCTTCGGCCTGCTTGTTTCCCGGATTCCGATCCGGGTGATATTTCATGGCGAGCTTGCGATAGGCTTTTTTGATATCCTCTTCCGAGGCGCTTTTTTCTACACTCAATGTCTTGTAATAATCATCCGCCAT